AGCCACGCTGAAGTCGTGACCTGCCGCTAGTGCGCGGAGTCCGAGCTGCGCGATCTGCGTGCCGTAGCCGGTCGGTGCCATTGGCGTGTTAGAGACTGCGACGATCTTTGCCATTGAGTCCTCCTACTTGTGCTTAGTCACCTTGCCGTGACAGGTCCTGCATAGCGTCCTCAGCATATAGGTCGGCACGATCAACGCGCCACCCTCAGCCAGTGGAACGAGATGATCGGCGGTGAGTGGGTTGCTTGGGTTGTTATCCCTCTGGCCGCACAGTTCGCAGAAGGGAACCTCTTTGCGCTTCTGGATCGAGAGCCTCCGCCAGTCAGGCGTTCGATACGGCGATGGTCCACGGTTGCGCGCCCACTCTGTCGCCTTACGCGGTCCACAGACATTGCAGCGGTCACCGTGCGTAGTGAGTACGCCGCAGGTCAGGCAGGGGCGCTGGGTGCGCTTCACGCCTTGGGGAAGTTAGGGAGGCTCAGATAGGGAGCGATGATGCGAGCGAGATGCTCGGTCGCGCGCTCTTCTGCGTCCTCCAGTTGTGGCTCTAGGACAGCCCACGCCAACTTGCCGAGTGACTCCTCAAGCGTCTCAGTGACGCGCGCATATCGAGCGAGCACTAGGTGCAGCAACTCGTGAGTCAGGATGAGGCGCTGCTTCTCTGGAGTCTGCGTCCAGAAGTCGTGGCTGACGCGAAGGTCAGCGGTTGGCTGTTGCGCGTGTGCATCAATGTCCGCCCAGGCATCAACATCGGATGCGGCCTCAACGATGGTGAGTTCCCACGAATCAACGCCAAGCATTACCTGCGCGTCGGCTACCCATCCCCTGAGTACGGTGAACTTGTCCTGCGCCTTAGCCATTTGCCCTCCTGTAGTGGTGGAGCAGGAGTGGAGTTGCACCACTCGTTCCTTGCTGACCGGCGATAGCCATAGTGGTCGTGCAAGCGTCTACGCTGCCCCAGGTTAGACCCTGCCGATGGGAGGACTCCACCGGCAGGGCGAGTGACAGCAGCACGCCAAACGGCCGCGCTGTCGCCAATAAAGCGTAGCGCATCACTTTGGATTCCTGAGTGGAAGTGGGGAGACGGATCGGAGTGGGCAGGTCTGATCCCAGCAGGTCGGTGTGGTGTTCTCGTCGCCTGCACACACTCGGCACATCAGATCAACTGCGGCCGTGTAGCGGTGCAACTTGGCGATGAGGGAATCATCTGGCTGATCCTCAATGCGTGACTTGACCCAAAAGATGTCAGCGTCGGTGACGAAGGTGCCACCGTAGTAGCGCTCTCGCGCCCAGTGAACACTCTTGCCGTATTGCGGCATCAGGTTGAAGAGTGCGTTCAGTTTGACTCCGAGTTTCAGAGACCACGCCGCACAGGACTGTTGAAACTCTCGCTGCTCAATGGGTAGTCCTCGATGGTCACTTGCACTATTCCTCTGCCGAGCGGCGCGAGAAGAGAGAACGCGGTTGGACTTAGATCGATTGCTAGGCTGCGAGATGTCCACGGCTTTAGTATGTCCTTCCTACATCGTCCACAAGAGTCGCGTGCGACCACAATCACACACCGAGTCGGATCGTCCTTCCGGCAGACGCGCAGTCTAAACGGTTTGTCGCCCCAGCGCCAGCGCGGCACCGCTGCGTACATCACCAACTCGCCGCCGCGGCCGCCTTCAGCCTTGGACTTGTACGGCGAGCAGGTCCGCCTGTACCCACCGACGCAATACTCCTTTGCTGGGTTTCGTGATCCATACCAGGTCGCCAAGCCGCTGACCGGCACACCGCTTGCAGTCTCTGGCGTGAGGTCTGATCCTGCACTGCCAGTGAGCAGTGACAGAGCCAGCAGCAGCGCTGTTATCTGCTCGTCCCCATAAGGGCGCAGAAGTCTTCAAAGTCCAGCACAACCATCGTGCGACGGCGTGTGCCAGGTCCAGGCGCGTCGCCTACAACCAAGGCGCTGATCTGCGTAGCGTTGCCCTTCACAGAGCGAAGCCAGCCGTCGTAGCGCTCTGAGTAAGAGCCGTTGCCCACCTTGCACTGGATGGCAATCCAGTCGGACTGGACATCGGTCTTGCCACCGAACTGGCCCACGCGAACGCCACCAATCTTCTCGGCGACCTCACGCTCAAAGGCGTTGCCCTTGTTGCGTGCGCGCTTGCCGCGCTTTGCCTTGTCAGCGTTCTGCTGATCAATGTCAGCGTCAGACATCTGGCTCACTTCTGTACCAACCTTCCTAGTCGAGCGTGACCACCATCCGAGAGGGTGAACACAGACTGCTGTAGTTCTAGGTGACCTGCCTTGATCAAGTCTGCAATCGTCTTGCGGTTGAAGATGTGCTCGTTGAGAAAGAACCAGCCCTCCGGTGCGACCGCGTCAACATAGCGGATGCTGAGTTTGGCGAACTGCCTGCCGATCTTAGGATCTAGGCACCACGCATCTGCGCCTTCCTGCACGCAGCGGATGCCATCGTCTAACTCGTCGCAGAGGATGTCGATCTGGCTCACTTGACGCAGGCCTTGTGCCGCCACTCGAAGCGGCGGCTGTCTGCGGAGATGACCAAGACACGCTGCGCTGGGAAGACCAGCCGCTTAGGGTCGGTGTAGTCGATGACCTTGCCGCACTCGGTGCAGTCAGTGACCGTCCACACAGGAGCCTTAGCAGCGCCGTTGCGCTTTGCCTTTACGCCTGCCATTGCAATGCCCTCCACATCCAGACCACTGTCGCTGCCGTGGTGAGCAGGAAGATAAACGACGGCACAACACCGATGCCGCGCTTGATGCTCAGTGGCAGCGAAGCGAAGACCACGAGAAAGAGCGCGGTGTTGATGACGATGAGGGTCACGCCCACATAGGCAAAGCCGCTCATAGGTCGCACAGCCCTGAGAGCAGCGCCATCCGGTCGGTTGCCAACTCTACGGCCCCCTCAATGCTGTCAGCCTGGAATGTCAACTCTGACCCAGCCGAGTCGATGAGTACCACCGTCCAGAGTGGCGGCTCACCGACTCGCACTAGGCCGTCGTAGTGGTAGCCGAGTTGCGCGGCGCGTGTCTCTAGCGCGTTGAGGTCGGTGTTGCTCACGATTCCTCCTCATAGGATGACTGCCAAAGACCGTTATTCACCATATGCTTACGCAGGATCGCGTAGGAGTCGTCCGCTGTCAAGTCTGTTGTGTCGATCTGGAGATCGTATTCGGTCTGGAGGTAGCCAAACTCGGTCACATCGCTGACCCCTTGCAGCACCCCACGCCGCTGGGTGCGAGCCTCCGCCGTAGCGTGGACTCGGACAATCACGATGCCTGGGATGTGGTGCCTAAGGTAGTGCGCCTCTAGCGGCAGCCGTACATCGTCTACCGCAACTAGGCGGCTCGCGCTCTTGATCTTCAGGTACTCGCTGTGCCACGCCTTGATCCAGAACGACGCGTCGATCTCACGCAGTTGTGCGCCGATCTCCTGCAAGATCTCACGGCCGGAGACTTCGACATCAAGCCCCAGGCGGCGCTGGCTGTACTGCTTGCCCTTGTCAAAGTCCTCCCCATAGCCCAGTGCAGCCACGGTGCGGATCGTCTCTGCAATCGGTAGCACGGTGTACGGATGCATACGGCGCTGCTCTAGCATCGCCGCGAGCGTTGACTTGCCTGAGCCTTGCGGCCCCACGAATGCGATGTTCACTTCAGCCTCCTTCCGTGTGCGACCGGCAGATAGCCGACGCTCTTGATGACCTTCTCGGTGTTCTCAAACTCGGTCGTGGCAGGCATCAACTCATCTTTCCAGAACGGCTGACCAACCTTCTCCAGGTCGAATCCCCAGATGCCCTGTGGCGTAGAGCAGATGTAGACCGCTCGCCTGCCGTTGGCTACGGCCGCCGAGATCAGGCGCTTGTACTTGTCCTCTTCGATCAGCAGCGAGTCGTAGTGCGTCTTTCGGCACTTCAACTCTGCGTAGTAGGCGATCTCTCCGATCTTGGTGTCAGCATTAAAGGTCACATCCCAGGTGCTGTAGGTCTCGTCAACCTTCTTGCAGTCTGGGAAGGTTCCTTTGAGGTACTCGCATAACTCCGCTTCGTTCATCGGTTCACCCTCCTGAGGTAGTCGATCCACATATGAACGCGCTGTGGATAGCGCTCAAAGAATCCGATGGCTCGGTTGCAAGGTGAGCAGAGCAGCGCCCTGACACACTTGCCACACGAGATCGGCACTCCCTTTGTCCTGCCGGTACTGAGCGTCTCGTACTGGCAGCAGCGTGGATCGTGGTCCACCGTCACTGCCCTAGTCTCACCAAAGCGGAGTGGCTCCTTGCACGCTCCGCATCGATCAGCCTGCTCCAGCCGTAAGGCCGTGTACTGCTCCATCGTCATCCGATGGTTGTAGAGCGTGTACTTCAACACCCTCACAGCGCGCTGCTCTGGAGTCTCTCTCTTCCTCCAGGCTCTCGTTGCAAGCGCTCGCTTGCTTGGCTCCTCTTGCTTACGCATTGCGCTTCAGTCCAAGAATCTCGTTCAGTGGCGTGAGCCTTCCAGAGCCAGAGCGTTTAGGGGATATAGGGGTTCTATTCTTTTCTCCTTCTCTTTCTCTTTCTCTGTCCGTTGACCTACCCCTGTTTTGATCTCGCCACTTTTGTCCACGAGAGGTCGAGGTGGGGTCGACTTGATAGCGAGAGTAGTTCGACACGGCGATGACTCCGTCTCCAGATTCTGTCAGGAGACCACTTTTCAACAGGCCGTCCACACCCCTGAAGAGGCGTGCGCCGATGACGGTCTTTAGATGCAGGCGATTCTTGAACACTCCGCCGGAGCGGAGCAGTTTTACCTCACCGATGATTGTGATGAACGCGCGGAACTGCGTGTCAGTCAGCGCCGAGATCTCCGCATCTCGGTGTGCATTTGCTACCCACTTGAACCAAACCATTCGTCCTCCGCTCTGTGTTAGTGGCTGGGAGAGGTGGAGGTCACCAGTCTCTCCCAGCCGTAGATGATGCCGCTCGACCTAGAACGGCAATGACTCCAGGTCGCTCGTATCGGTGCGCTCAGGCTCGCCGGTCGGCGCGGTCTGGGCGTTGACCCAGGCGATGCTCGGCTTACGCTTGCAGAACTGGCCTCCGCCGTCCTTGCCGCCACAGGCGTAGAACGCCTGGTACTCACGACCAAGTTTGGAGACCCCTGCTGGCTTGAACGACCAAGCGGTGCGGTGGTCTGGGCATTCGCCCTCTGCAAACAGCATTGCTGCTGCTACGGCCACATCGTTCGTGGAAACCGACGGCTGAGATACCCTCACAGAATCAACGGAGAGGGGTCTAGGAGCCACGGAGAGGCTCGCGCCTGTGCCTGACGCATAAAGAGACCGACCCACACCGATCTGGGCAGCGCAGCGGCGCAAAGCGTCGCTTGCTGCTGACTTGAGTGGCTCGTCATCCTGCGCGCTGTTGGGATAGCCAAAGTCCTGCTTGACTGTGGTGACGCCATCGATCACGGCGATCAGGGTGCCGTGTACCACGAAGCGCTGAGCGTCAGCGACCTTGACCTCGAACTGCCACCCTGCGATAGACAGCACATCGTCTAGGCGCTGTGCCACGGCTCGTGCATCTGCGTAGGTGAAGGTCATTCCGCCGCGCCCTGGGCGCTGCTTCAGATCCGTACCGGTGAAAGGCGCTGCGAGCGCTGCTGCGATTTGCTTACTCATTGCTTCCCTCCTTAGGAACTTCGCGCAAGTGTTTCTGGGGAACTCGCACATACCCCTCTCCGCTATCGCGGCCAACCTGCCAACCCTTGTCAGCCTTGATCCAGCCGATCACATCGACCTGCGTGTAGCCAGTCTCAGGGATGGGATACGCCAGAACGACATAGCGCCCTAGCGTGCGATCCTTCTCCCTGACCACTAGCCCAGCGTCAGGATTGCGAACGCGCTTGACCTCAATGTTCTCGCCCACATCTGGCTCGTCGCTATGCAGATGATGCTCACCTGCCGGCCAGACCTTGGCGTGCCACTCGGCATTGAAGACTCGTGCCACTGCACACTCGGCAGTAGCGGCTGCGAATGATGCCACCGTGTCGTCCTCCATCTTTTCGCGGTGGTAATAAGACTTGTCCTTGCTGTTGCGGTTTGCCATATTGCGGCCGTCTCCGACGAGTCGCGCCTCTACCACCTCAGCGTCAGTGAGTTGATACAGCACGCCACGCGGCGCGTAGGTCACGCCTGATCCTCCTTACCGAAGACGCGGAATACTCGCGCCCCTGGCTTCTCTGAGGTGAAGCGTGTGATCGCCTCACCGTAGGTGTCTGGAGCAACCGTTCGCAGGACATCTGCGATGCTCTCCCAGTCCACCTTGACGCTGCTCTTGTTGGTCTTCCAAGTGGCAAGCCAACCCTGACCCTTGACTCCTTCGCCATCGGCGATGGCTTCCTTGATGGCGATTGCCATCTCCTTCAGCGCGGCATCGGCAGCCTCTGCCTCCGCCTTCGCTTCGATGTAGAGGCGAGCGATGTGGTCCAGCTGCGGATCAGCCACGGCGTAGGTGTTGTTGCTCTGCGGCTTGACTTCAGCGAGCGTGTCGCTGTCGTTGCCGGTCAGCGGTGGCGGAGTCTTGGACTGCACCAACTCGCGGAACAGCACGGCCTTGTCAAACAGTTGCGTCTGGTAGACAGGGTCAGCCTCCACGCGCTCAATGCGGAACACCAAG